GGCCGCGCCGCCGCCGCCGAGGGCCGTGGTAAATTTGCGGCTGTAGTCCGCGACCGAGGTGCCGAGGATATCGCGCCGGTTCGGGTCGTTCATGCCGCCCTCGCCCGCGAACCAGGCACGGGCCGCGCCTTCCGGGCCATACTTCGCGACAAGGCGCCCGAACTCTCCCTGGAACACCGCCTCCTGCGCCTCCGGGCTCGCAAGGAACTCCTCCGGCGTCATCCGGCGGCCGAGATACCTTTCCGTCCAGACGGGGATGTTCGAGCCCATGACCTGATACTTGCCATAGGCGCGATCACCGGTTTTCGTCACAGGACCGAGGGCGTCATAGCGGCCGCCGCTCTCAATCCCTGCGATGGCATTCGCGGCGCCGCCGAGATCGCCAAGCGACGGCATACGGCTACCAGACGAACCGCCCATGATGGACTGCCACGCCTGATCAGCCGCAGACTGCGCCTGAATGTCCTGATTGAGCTTCGATAGCTCAAGCTGCGTCTTCTGCTTGGTCAGGTCGCCAAGCTCTGACTTGAGCTGCCGCTCACGCGCCTGATCGAACCCGCTGAAGAACGCATTCGGCAGGTTCGCCAGCATCTGGTCGATGCGGGGATACTGGGTCGTGAGATCGTGGATGACCAACCGCGCCATCGATCAACCCCCATCAACCAAGAAGCCTGGTGAAGAAGCCGCCGGAGCCGAGACCCGAGCCGAGAAGGTTCAGGCCGCCAGTGATGGCCCCCAGCATGTTCGCCTGGTTCTGCGCCTTGGCGGCATCCCTGGCCTTCAGTGCGCCCACAACGAGACCGATCTTGTCCTTGTCGGTCTGGTCCATGATACCGGCACGCGAACCGTAATAACCCATGTCGAGGTCAGCCAGCGAGCCGAGCGCCCCGGCCTGTCCAGAGATGCCCTGACCCCACAGCGGCATCAGCGGGAGAGCCGCGTTGCGCTCCTGCGTCAGTGTCTGCGAGGCAAGCCCAGTCGCAAACTGGATCGCATCAGCATCAGCATTGCCGGAATTGAGCATGCCCGAGGCTGCACGGCGGCGGTTAAGCGCCTGCAGGCCTTGATCGAGCGCGAACTGATAGCCAGCCGTATTCTCAAGGGCGGACTGATCGCCCGACAGGAGCGCCAGATAGCGGTCGATGCCTGCCTGCCCCGTGCCGGTCATGGTGCCATAGAGGTCGCTGGCCTGCCCGAGATAGCCCTGCGCGCCCGTGTAGCCCCTTTCCAGCTCGCCAAGGACGCGCTTTTCGCTGTCTGCGAGTGCCTGCTGCCCATAGATGGCGGCCAAACGTGCGCCCTTCGCGCTAGCCATGCCTGCGCCTCCTCAGCTCAACTGGACCGAAACAAGAACACCGCTCACGTTGGCGTAGAGCCTCGTCTGGGCGGCGCTGGTGTCGTGCCAGACCCGGAACTCCCCTTCGGGGATGTCGTCCGTGGTCGGCGCCGTGTTGCTCTCGATGACCTGCCGTGCCTTAATGGCCTCCTGCAGGGCGTCAGTGACCGACTTCGCCCATGCATACCAGACAGTCGCAAGCATGCCGGACGGGGCCACCGCAGCGGCGTTCGCCTGCGGCGTCACAAGCGGTTTCTTTGCCATGGGTCAGCCCCGCGCCTCGGCGACGACCTCGCCGCCAAACAGCATGAACGAAACCGGATCTGATACATCGACCCGCACCTGCATGCCGTGATTGCTCATGAGGCCAAGGCGGTTCACCTCAACGCGGCGGCGATACTCACCCTGCCGCCCGATCTCGCGCAGGACGGGGAAACTCCACCGCACACCGCCGTCCTTAGACCATGATATCGAGCATTTGGGCTTCGTCTGGATCGGATCGGCGCCCGACGCCATGCCGACACCCGCCAGAATGTCGAGATTGATCTGGCTCGCCACCGCACGGTTCGGGAATGGGCTCACCGTGGCCGACACAATGGTGGCCGTCAGCGGATCGTCGCCCTCCATGTGATAGTCGGGATCGATCTCGTAGAGCGTGCCCGAGGCCACATCCCCGGCCATCCAGCGGTCGAAAGCCTTCAGCGCGCCGGCGCACCGCCATGTCTGCATGAGGTGCGACTTGCGCTCGAACCACTCGCCCGTGCTGAGGTCATAGCACCACGTCCAGTCAGGCGAGGTCATCGTCCAGATGGCGTGGCCCTCGTGCATGTAGACCGAACACCGGATCGTGGACTTGTCCGGCAGCGCCTCGATGGCAGCCGCAACGGACGGCGTCGAGATCGCGCGTGGCGTATAGCCCTGCATCAGGTAGACGACGCCATCATCGCCCACGAAAATCAGCGTGTTGGACCAGCCGTCCTCGTCGCCCGCGATGGCCTGCTGCCCAGCGATGCCGCGCGGGATCGTGTCGAGATACGAGAACGGAAATCCGACCTCGTTGTTCGGGTCTACGCGCCAGATTTCGATAGTCTGCGGCCCGCACGCGAAAAGGTCGCCGCCGAGTGCGATCGGCCTCAACAGCCCGTCGGGCTTGCTTTCGGCGAACGCCGTGTCGAGCGTGTTGATGGCCGTCGAATTCAGGCCCGTCGTGCGCATACGGCCGTCGCCGTAGGTGAACACGAAATACCCGCGCAGGAAGGTCACCGCATTGGGCGATCCAACGTCCGGGTCGGAATAGCTCTGCGGCGCGCCGCTGGTGGTCAGCTCATAGGCCGTGCTCTCGGTCACGCACACGATGTCCGGCGTCGGCGTCTTGTTGTTCCTCGCAAAAAACACCGGCCCCTCGCCGGGGAGCGAGCCGAGCAGCGTCGCATTGTAGACGCCACCCGCATACGTCACGGCAAATAGCCAGTCCGTCATCGCGACGAGCCATACGCCGTTGACGTAGATCGAGCCGCGATAGCCGCTGTAGCCATCAAGCACCACGGCCTCGCGCAGACCGGGCACGCGCGACCGCTTGATGCGCCCATCCGGCAGCTGCTCGGAATAGACGTTGATGAGACGCCCGCCCCCCTCCGCATAGAGGCCTGGCGCGGATGACGTGGGGAACGGGATAGCTGCGGACGGCATCAGAAATACCGGACCTTGACAGGCTGGAAGGTCGTGTAGCTCGCCACCGCGCGGCGCAGGGCGAGTTCTGCCGCCAGGCGCTCATCCTCCGAATAAGGGCGCCCGAAAGCCGGTGCCGCCTCGTTTGCGAGGTACCGCGCCAGCGGCAGGAAAACCCGGTCGTCGATCTGCTCGACGTTGGGGACGTAGACGATGCGCGAAGCGGCCAGCTGGGCGAGCAGAGGCCCGAGCACCTTGTCAACGGCATCCCGATCCTCGACCTCGACGGGCTGGCCGGCCTCGCCGACGCCAAGGAACATCAGCGCCCGCTCAATCAGCTCTGCCTTGGTTTTCGCCATCGCTGCCGCCTCCGGAAAGCGAAAGGGGCAGCCCGAAGGCCGCCCCCCTCCATCTCGTTACTGGGTCGCGGGAGCCGCGTTGAACACGGTGACCATGCCCCACTGCACGAGGTCGCCCGAGCCGCTGTCCTTGAAGAACAGCTTGCCGACGCCATAGGCCATGTCGATGCCGACACCCTTGCGGAACTGGTAATCGGTATCGTCGAGCTTGGTCGGCTCGGGCATCTGGCCCCAGACGAACCCGAGGGCCGAGCGGCCGCACAGGAACGACATGGACACGTCAACGCCGCTGTCGCCCGCGCCGGAGACGAGGCAGTACTTGTCGATCTCCGGAACCTTGCGGATGATGACGTTGTCGTAGAGCAGATCGCCCTCCCGGAAAATCGGGTTGTCGCGCCAGTTGGAGCCCTCACGCGGACGGGCGTCCTTGTTGGCCTGATAGATTTCCGGGTCGGCCCACGCATCGCGATAGGCGCGCGAGCCCACGAACATGATGAACCGCTCGTAACCGTCGTTGGTCGTGAGCGGGTCGATCTTCGGGGAAGCGTCCTCGGCCTTCTCGCGGGCGAGACGGACAGTCGCCGCCGAGAACCGGTCGTCGGTCGCCGTCAGGTTCGCAAGCGCCGTGGCATGCGTGGCGTCGTAGTTGCTGAAGGCGTTGCCGTACAGAATGCGGTCCTGGTTGGCCTGGTTCCACGTGTTGCGCTCCGTGGCGTTGGCGGCCGAGTACAGGATGCCGTTCACGCGCTGGCCGTTCGTGGTGCCGAGGTTGGCCGGAGCGCTTTCGCTCGGCAGAGCCGCCATGGCCAGCACGATCTCGTCGCGCTGCAGCGACTTGCCCCACTCGGCAAGCAGCGGCTGAGCCTGTCCGAACAGGTCGAACGAGCCCTTCTTGATCTCGGCCTTGGTGGCCACGACAGCATTACGGGCCCAGTCGAGCCAGAGGCGGCAACCGTAGTTGTCGATGGCCTCCTCATTACCGACCAGCGTGCCCGTCGAAATGGCCGTGTTCGAAAGGGCCTTGATCAGCGGCACGTTGATCTGGTCGCCGCCATACTTGCCCGTCTCCAGCAGAGTGCGGATGACGGCGGTGGCGTCGTTGCCCATGTAGGGCGAGAACATATTCCCGCGAACGTACTCGCGGATGATGTTGTTGCGGAAAATAATCCCGCGGTTGTTAGCCTGAATGGTGGAGACAGCCATTGTCTTGTCCTCAAGACATGACAAGGCGCCCGCTCAGGGCTGCCCTGTCGGGTTGATCGCTTCGCCCGGTCCTCACCGGGCCTCGGGTGTGGGGATCGGCCGTCTCGTGGCCTCGACGATCAGCTGCGCCGTCTCGTGGCGCGGACGTAGGAGTCGCGGCGGCCTCTGGTCAGGCGGCGGCGACGGGGCCAACGGCTTCGCTCTGTGCGCTCGCACTGCCGTTGGCGTTGGAAGCGGTGACGGTCACAGTGATCATCGCCCCCTCGTCGGCGGCCTCGAGCTCGTAGGCCGAGGATGTCGCGCCGGTGATTGGGGTGCCGTCACGCTCCCACTGATAGGCAAATGTGGTCGGAGAGCCGGTCCAGGTGCCGTCGCTCGCGGACAGCTCTTGCCCCACCTGCGGCGTGCCCGTAATCTCCGGCAGCGCCGTATTGGTCGGCGCCGGAGTGGGCTGAGCCGAGCCAGTCGGATACCGCGCCCAGAACACATCCCCGGCACGCACCGTCTTGGGGGCGAAATAGGTGCCGGCTGCATCGGGCGTGGCAACGCCGTCCTCGATGTCAACGAGCTGGCCTGCGACGAGATCAGCGCCGGCCCGGACGCGCACAAACACAGCGTCACCGTCCGTCAGCCGCTCCTCGTCAGTGAGCGCGTAGTGTCTGAGCGCCATTGATCTCTCCCGCGATTAGCGACGCCCGCCGCCGGCGAGCGCAGCGTTGAACACCTCTGCCGGGTCCTCCGGCTCATCGAATTCCGTGCCGGCACGAGGCGTGCGATTGAGCGACGGGAGCCCAGTCACGCTGCCGCCCTTCGCCGTCGTCGTGGTGGCGACGGGGGCGGCCTGAGCGCGCGCGGCCTCAATGGCCTTGGCAAGAAAGTCCGGGTCCTTCAGAAGCGCCTCTTTCTGGCGCTCCATCCAGCCCTGCGGATCATTCCCGACCTCGCGCTCGAATTCGTACTTCTTGTGCCACCGCACGATGTCGCCGAACGGATCGGCCGCCTCACGCAGCTGCTTGAGCACAACGTCGCGGTTGAGCTCCCCGCTCGCAATCGCCTGCTGCAGGGCCGCAAACGCCTTGTCCACGGTCTCCTGTCCGAATTCCTTGATCGCGTACTGGCGCGACCAGTATTCGGCGACGGCGCGGGCTCGCTCCTCGGCCACCTGAGCGGCCTTCTGGACCGGGTCGAGCAGCTCCTGAGCCTTGTGCTGCAGGAATGCATCCGGGTCCTCGAAAATGTCAGGGGCCTGCTTCTGGGCCTCCTGCCTTTCGCGCTCGATCTGCTCCTTCCAGGCGCGGAGCTCAGCCAGCTCCTGCTCATAGCGCCGCTTTTCCTCCTCGGCGCGGCGCTTTTCCTCTGCCACCTCGCGCAGTCGCCACGAGGGCACATATGCCTCGCTCTCGGACCTCTGCGGAGCCTTCTCGGGCTCGCTTTCGGGCTCGGGCGTGGCCTGCGGCGCGGGCTGATCGAGTGCCGGGCTCGTATCCTCGCCGAGGTTCGTAGTTTCGCCAGTCGCCGGCATCTCGCCGCCGGTCAGCGCAGCCTCAAAGACGTCCTGCTCACCATTACCCATGGGTTCATCTCACTTTCGCGGAGTTGCGTGGTTGCCCCGTATCGCCGGGCGGGCGTCCGTTTGCGCCGTATCGTGGTCGCCTACGAAGCGGGTTGCGCGACCGGGCGAAGTGCCCGCGCGGCCTGCAGCGCCATGGAGGCCTCCGCCTTCATGCGCTCGATTTCCATCTGGTTCGCGGCCTTCTCGCGCTCGATCTGCATGTCGGCAGCCGCCTTCTCGCGGGCGAGCTCGATATCCGCCGCCGCCTTGAGGCGTGAGCGCTCAATCTCGATGGCCGATTTCTCGCGTTCGAGCTGGATGGTCGCTGCCCTGGCCTGCATGTCCATGTCGGCCTTGGCCTTCTCCATCTCCATCCGGGCCTGCTGCATCAGCATCTCGGGGTTGGGCTTCTGGGACGCCTCCTGCAGGATGCCGAGGATTTTTCGCTTCATGCTGCTGGGCAGATTGGACATTTCCAGCACCACCTCCGGCGGCACGGGCACGCCACGGTCGGCCAGCGCGACGAGCGTGTCGAAAACGTCCTGCATGAGCGTGATCGTGTCCGGCCCCTCATCGATGATGATGTCCACGTCGAGCGACCCGAGCGGATTGACGAGCTGCGGCACGCCACTGCTCACATCAATGCGATTGACCGGCAGGAAATCCGCCAGCCCGTCCGCATCCGTGACCCTGATCCAGCGCTCACTGGTCCAGTACCGCTGGATGTTGCACCAGACGGCACGATAAACGCGCATCTTCCAGTCGCGGAAGGCGATCAGGAACGGCCCGATCTTGCCCAGCGCTGCCTGCTGCAGGAGCTGGATGGCACGGCCCGAAAGGTCCTTGGGCGCTCCACCATCGACGGCCACCGGCGGCGACAGGCCGCGCCGGTCCATCTGCTGCTTGGCCTCCTGCAGCATTTCGAGGTTGCCCGCCGCCTGCTCGACGTTGCTGGCCTCTTTGACCTCGGCGTTAGGCGGCAGGACGATGATGCCGGTCGGCTTGTTGATCTCCTCCGCAATCTTCTGCTCGTCATCGACCGAGCCGGCCGCGATGTAGACGCGCTTGGTGTTGAGCGCATGCAGGCCCAGCGACCGGCGCGCGTTGATCTCGTCCTGGATCGGCTTGAGATTGCGCACGAAGCCGTACCGATCCCCCTCCCAGTCCACGTGGGCCGAGAAGACGATGTAGCGCGAGATCGTGCGGCCGCGCTCGTCGTAGAACGGCGAAACGCCCTCATCCAGCAGCAGGTTGCCGGTGTAGAATGCGTATTTCCACTCG